GTCTGGGGTCTGGCACCCCCATGCCAGGGGGCTGCAACACCCTATGCCAGGGGGCTGACGCCCCCATGGTGAAATTCAAGATGTGTCGTGGGTCATTGTGCGCAGGTGCGCAGGTGCATCGTGCACCGGTGCAGAAAAGAGCAGCAAGGTGAGCGAGATCGACAAAGAAATGCACGATCAGGCCGTCCTGCTCCTGCTTGGGCAGCTTGAACTGGCCGCACACCGGGCTCGACAGATACCCCCCGGCCAGTTCGACGGCAACCTGGCGGCGATGGCGTCCAACCTGGCACGCGCTGTGGCTGGCCTGTCCGCCGAGTCTCGGCAGCGCGACAAGCACGCCCAGAGGGCAATCGAGAATATGTCAGATACAGAAAAGCTTAGTGTAATCAAACACTTGCTTGCCACGTCGACCGAGCAGGACAAGGAGGAGTACCGCGTCGTCCTCGGGTTCGGGTCGCTCCGGAGTGTCCTGTGATCGGCTATCGGACGATCATCCGCGGCTCGCGACCTCGGTACAGGGCCGTCAGGTGCTCGTGTGATGGCTGCGGGCTGGTCTACGATGCGATGATCGACCGCGGATCGTCCGGTGCGGAGTGTCCCGGGTGCGATCGCGTCGGCGTCGAGATCCTGGCTGCGCCGATGCTCGGCGGAGGATGGCGCGGCCAGGTGGTCACACGAGGCGGATCCGATGAGGTGCCACATGGGACCTATTCCCAGGAGCCTCTAGCCGACGGGATGTCACGCGCCGAGTGGGATCGTGGGCGCCTCGCGCATCACCGATCGACCGACGTCATGGCTGCGCGCGCGGCCACCGGTATCACCGGCACGTCCTACTCGCACGGCTGATCATGTCGGTAGGCTATCGGCTCGCAGTCGACGAGGACATGCGCCTCGTCGTCAGATCATGGATGGCGTCGTATCGGTACGCGCATGCAGCTGGACTGATCGCCATGCGCGACTGGGTCGATGTCATGACCCCGCAGATCGAGCGCGTACTATCGCGGCCTGGATGCGAGGTCTGGGTAGCGTATGACCCAGACGACGACGACTCTCGCACTGATCTCTACGGATGGATCGCTGTCGAGCGAGGGTATCAGGAGATCGTCAGGAGACTCTGCCGAGGCAAATGGGAGGAGCAGCTCGAGGCCGCGTCGCGTCCACTCGTCCACTACGTCTACGTCAAGAGCGCGTGGCGAGATCGAGCAGGAGTCGTCAGCGGAGTGTCTCGAGGACTGTTCGCTGCGGCGTCGGTTGACACCGATCGAGCATTTAATTTTTCGTGCAAGACGGCCGCTGTCACGCGGCTCAAGCACCGGGCTCCACTCGCAGAGTGGAAGCCATTGATCGCGAGACACGAACCAGGCATGAAGGAATAACCCCGATGAAGCACGAGCAAGCAAACCGACCCGCTGAGATGCGATCGATCCCAGTCCGCGCCCTAAAATTTCACTACTCTCAGCCGTACTCAGGATGTGGGAAGAGCAACGCGTCAGGATTCGTCAGCGAACCGAACTCGACCGTAGCGCATTGGTTGATCGATCATTATCCATCTCGTCGTCAGTTCCGCGTCGTGTACGTGCGACCAAACCGCGAGCACCTAGAGGAGTGGATACCAGAGACGCAGCCGATGGGCGTCGAGTACGTCGAGACCACATGGCGAGAGTAGCGCCACATGGACATCAGCCGGTTCCTCGCCGTCCACGTCGGCGCGGCTAAGTCCGCAGATACGTCCGACTGGCCGGACAAAATAAAGCTGGTCGTCGATTCGTGCCATCCCGCTCAGCGCGCATTTGTCCTCGATCCTGGTCGCTACGTCGCAGCTCTCGTAGGCGGACGCGGCGGAAAAACAACCGGCATGAAGGGGCGCGTGCTCCACCGGATGCTGACCACCAAGGATGCTCGTGTCAGATATTTCGCCACGACGCGATCGCATGCAGAGGAGCTGATGTGGATCCCCCTGAAGGCCGCGTGCGCTGACCTGGGGATCGAAGCGGAATGGAACGAGACGAAGCTGCGAATGAGGCTGCCCCGCAACGGCGCCATGCTGTGGCTCGTCGGATGTGACAACAAAAAAAACGCAGAGGTCCATCGAGGACTGCCATCACACGAGGTGCTGATCGACGAGGCTGGATCGTTCGACTCGCGCCTGCTCTCGTACCTGATCGACCAGGTGATCACGCCGCGACTCGGAGATCATCGAGGCACATTGGTGCTAGGTGGCACGCCTCCGCCCTATCAGCCGAATCACAGATTCATCGAGGTTACGATCGCTGGCAGCGATCTGAACAGTCGATGGGATGATCCAGATAGGCCAGACGACTGGAGTGGATGGTCGCTACACAGCTGGAGTCTGGCTGACGGAGCCGAGCACATCCCCGCGATGGCCAACGCGTGGGAGCTAGCTCTCGACACAAAAAAACTAAACGGATGGTCGGACGATCACCCGACATGGATGCGCGAGTACATGGGTGTGCACGCGCAGGACGACTCCGAGGCGATCTTCAAGTATCGGTCGCACATGGACGTGGACGGCGTAAGAGTCGAATGGAATCAGTGGGACCCACCGAGGATCGGGCCGCATAGGATCGCCGAGCTACCGAAAGACAAGTCGTGGCAATACGTGTATGGATGCGACCTCGGGCACGGAGACGATTACACAGAGGAGGTGTTCGCGTTTTCGCCCGATGATCCACACAGGCAGCTGCTCCACGTTTACGAATTCACCGGCAAGGAAATGTACCCGCGTCGCATCGCTGAGCACCTGCTTGGCGAGGACCTCGATCACAAAAACATCACAGGTCCGATCCGCGATACAGGATGGCCGACCGGCCACGTCGCAGACAGCGAGGGGCTAGGGCAGGGCTACCTCGACGAGCTTCGCAACGTGCACGGAATTTTCATCAAAAAAGCAGACAAGAAAGACAAGCTCGGCAAGATCGAACTCTTCAACGGAGATCTACTCGACGGCAGGATCAAAATCCTCAAGGGATCGAAGCTGGAGACCCAGCTCACCAGCCTGCAGTGGTATGTGGACGATCATGGACGGCTGCGAGAGCGCGCCGGCGACAAGAACGACGCCACAGACGGAGCGCTCTACGCGCGCAACGAGGCACATCATCAGTTCGGATCTGCGCCCGCCGCGCAGAAGCCGAGCCCACGCACGCCAGCAGGCGTCGAGATGGCGATGAGAGATCGTGACGATAGAGCTGACGCGACGAACGGTGACGAGTACGAGCGCGATTGGGACGACGGACCTGATGACTGGGACCGATGACGAACGAGCGAGAAATATTTGAGCTAGCGACGGAGTACGCGAGCAAGTTGCGTGCTGCCGGTGTACTGCGATTTGAAGGCCTCGGCATCATGATCGAGCTGTCGCCCGTCGAGCCGGAGCTGAGTCCTATGGCCAGATCTAACGCGCAGAGAGAGCTAGATGATCAGGATGATCGCAACGACGGCATCACCGACGGGATGAGCGATCCCGCGACTTATCCTGGCGGCTATATGCCGTCGTTGCGCCGTATCGAATCACAGTGATGACGCACGCATGGTACAAATCGGAAAAGGGCGACGTGCACACGCGCGTGCTCGAGGAGGTGTCGTCTATCGAGCAGAGCCAGCTTGAGATCTTCGAGCGATTTCTGCGACTCGATTACCTCTACGATCCAGAGTCGTACTGGGCGCGACAGAACGACCCATCAGTAGAGAGACAGCACAGCAACTCGATGTTGAGCGAAAATGTGATCGCGTCAAATATCGACACCGTGGCTGCCACTATCTCCCCGACAGAGGTCAGGTCTCGATTCATTCCTGACGACGGCGACTGGTCGACTCAGTGCAGGGCGCGCGAGCTAGAGGCGTACACGTCTGGGCTCGATAAGCGATACGACATCCACATGATCGCGCAGGACGGATTCAAGGACGCCGCCAAAAAAGGGACCGGCCTCTGCAAGGTGTACGCGGATCATGAGTTCGGCGAGATCCGCGTCGAGCGGATCCTCGTGGACGACATCATCGTGGACGAGCGCGAGTGCAGATCGCGCCGCACGCCCAAGAGCATGCACCATCGCATCTTCGCCGACCGCGACGAATTGATTTCCAGATACCCTGCACACGCAGACGCCATCTCAGCATCCTACTCGACATCGTCTCGACGCATATGGGCGGACTATCGTCGCCTCGAAGACAATGAAGTCGTCGCGGTCGAGAGCAAGCGCCTGCCGTTCGGTACTGAGGGTAGGCCTGGATATATCCCAGGCCGCGTCACGCTGTGCATCGATGGCCTCGACATCTACGACGAGGAGTGGCACAAGCCGCATTTCGGTATCGCGCGCATGGTATGGGTCGAGCGTACGAGCGGATGGTATGGGATCAGTCTGGCTGAGCGCATCGCAGGGCATCAACGAAAACTGAACAAGCGCAATTGGCAGTTCGATCGCCAGCAAGACAACTTGGCCATCCCGACTCGATGGGTTCGATCTGCCGATGCTGACCTCGCGATCAAAACGATGAAGCGCGGAGGCGGCATCGGAGTGTATCGAGCAGAGATCCCAAAAACAGAGTGGGGCGTCGCGGTGTCTCCCGAACTGTACCAAGATCGAATGTACGCGAAGGAGTCAGCCTACGAGGAGTCAGGCATGTCGATGACTCAGGCGACTGCGCGCAAGCCTGCAGGGCTAGAGTCAGGCGCAGCTCTGCGCGAGTATAGAGATCAGACGACTGCTAGATTCTCGATCCAAGAGAAGGCGTATGAGAGATTCATCCTCGATATCCATTGGCTGTGTCTCGATGCAGCCAAAGATCTCGGAGCGAATGCGCCGGAGATCATCAGGCAATCGAGGTACGGAAAAAAGCGCATCAAGTGGTCTGACGTAGACATGGGAGAGGTGCGAGTGCAGCAGCAGGCAGCATCGCAGCTGGCCAAGACGCCCGCAGGCCGCAGACAATTCGTGATGGAGCTGGCTCAGACCGGCATCGTGTCTCAGGACAGCGCGCGCCGCATGATGCGACTCGAGGACACAGACGCAGAGCTGAGTCTCTACGTAGCGGATCTCGAAAACCTCGAAGAGACGTTCGAGCGGATCATCTGGGACGGAGAGACAGGCATCGTCCCAGAGCCGTACCAAAATATGGCGATGGGTGTGTGGCGCGGTCAGCGCCACTACCTGAAGCTCGACAGATCGGGCGCGAGCGAAGAGATCAAGGAGCAGCTCCGCACATGGATCGTGCAGGCAGCATACCTGGTGTCGATTGCGAACCAGCCACCGCCACCGCCGCCAGATGCTGCGATAGGGCCAGACGGATCAATGCCCGAGATGATTGCGCCGCAGATGGGCGGATCAATACCAGAGACCGCGCTCGCGCCCGAGTCAATCGGAGTAGCGACGGCATGAAGGACCAATCCTGATGACAGTAGAGATCGCAGAGACAGTTTCCGGCGGTGATGATCGCGCATCAATCCTAGCCGATTTCGCGAGTGAGTTTTCATCGCAGGTACCAGATCCAGTATCAGATCCAGTATCAGATCCGGTTGTCGAGCTCGACGGAGATCCCGTATCAGATAAAAACAAGAGCGATGATGCGGACGCCGAGAGCACAGACGACGAGGCGTCGGATCCTG